CACAACCGGGTGCAGATCAATACCCACACGCGCGGTCGCCTTGAGGCCAATCAGCTGGCGCGCAATGTGGAGCGACTGATCGCGACCACATTCAACGAATCGCAGCCCTATGGCCGCTTCGTCGCCACCTACGACGATGTGCTGCAATTGCGCGGCACACGGCAAGACTTCGGGATCCAGTTCGCTGTATCCCTTTAACCCCGCAGCTCCGCTGCTGTGAAACAGGCCGCCTCCGGGCGGCCTTTCTATTTGGTCTCACCGAGGAATATCACCATGCAGACTTTTCCCAACGGCACCGTGTTCTCGGTAGCCACGGCGATGGCGGCTGCCATCGCCATCAGCGCACTGACCAACGCCGACCCCGGCGTGGCCTCCGCCGCCACGCCGCCGGTGGAAGGCGATATCTGCGTCCTGCAGTCGGGCTGGCCGGCGCTCAACAACCGCGTCGTGCGCGCCCTCGATCCCACCGCGAACAGCTTCAAGCTGGAGGGCTTCGACACGACCAGCACCACGAAGTATCCGGCCGGCGCCGGCACCGGCTCCTTCCAGGTGGCCAGTGGTTGGGTGCCGCTTTCGCAGGTGACGAGCATCGCCAAGTCGGGCGGCGATCAGCAGTTCTACCAGTGGCAGTACGCCGAAGATCCGACGGGCAACCAGCAGCAGCGCCCGACCTACAAGAACGCGAAAACGCTGACGCTCAAGCTCGACTACGACCCGGCACTGGCCTGGTACGACGCGCTGGACAAGGCCGACGAAGCGAAGGAGGCGATCGTGCTGCGCGCGGTGCTGCCGAACGGCTCGATCCTGTACTACCTGGTCTATCCCAGCTTCGATGCTGATCCGTCGATGGACCTCAACCAGAACATGGGCAATACCGCCACGTTCTCGCTCATCAGCAAGCTGACCCGCTACGACGCCGCGGCGGAATAAGGACGCTCCATGTTCAAGATCAAGACCAACCCCACGTTCCCGGCGACGCTGACCATCGTCGGCCAGGGCGTTCAGCAAAAGCTCGAGCTGGTGTATCGCCATCGCACCAAAGATGAACGCGAAGGCCTGCTGGCCCGCCTGCGCGACAGCGACGACGATTTCAGCAAAAGGCTGCGCGATGTCGTTCTGGACGTGGTGGAGAGCTGGGATGCTGATGCGGACCTCAGCGCCGAAGGCCTGGACTTGCTGGACCAGTACCAGCCAGGGGCTGTGATCGCGATCTGGCAGGGGTATTTCGAAGCATTGGCGGTATCCCGCAAGGGAAACTGATCGAGGCGGCCCGGGCGCTGTACTGGCAGTGCCCACCTCTGGACCCCGACCTCGGGTTAAGGGCGGAAGACTTCCCCGCGCCCGAGGTCGATCTTTGGCCAGAGAACTGGCCGCCCATCGAGTTTTTCCGGCGCATCTGCAGCCAGTGGCGCCAAGGGCCCGGTGGCCCCGCAAGCCTCGATTACAACGTCGTCTTCCATGAGCTGGATCGCAACGGTCTGGCCGGCGATGACTACGACGAAATGATGGCCGCGCTGCGCGTTATCGAAATGTCGGCCCTGGAAGAAATCCACAGGAAATAGCGGCATGAGCAATGAAGGCCAGAGCCTAGGCGTCGCGCGCGTCGATCTAGTGCTCGGCACCGATCAACACGATGCGGCGATCACGACGTCTCGTGCAAAGGTGCGCGAGTTTTCGACCGACGCGCAGGCCGCCTATTCCCAGCTGTCGTCCGCGCAGAAGAAGGCCACCGATTCGCTGGTACGCCAGGCCGACACCTGGGGCCTAACGCGTGACCAGATCATCCTCTACAGGGCGGAGATGGCTGGGCTGCCGACGGCCATCATCGACACCCTGCGCCAGAAGCTGGAAGCGTCCGCCAGTGCGGCGCAACAGGCCGCGGCGAGCGTTGGCGCCATCGGTGACAATCTCAAGGGCTCCGTCTTCAGTGACGCGCAGCTCTACAAGGTCAACCAAGCGCTGACCGATATGCGCGCTGAGAGCGACGCGGCGCGTGCATCGATGGCGGCGCTTGCACAGCAACAGATCGACGATGACGCGCGCCTGAAGGCCGTGGCCGCCGCTGGCGCGGCGAGCCAGAATGCCGGCACCACGCTCTCCGCACGCGGCGCCGCATCGCTAGACCCTGCCGCCCGCGCTGCGCAGCAGGAACAGCTACAGGCGATCAACGCGGTGACGGCCGCGCGCGACAAGGCCCAGCGTGCAGCTGCAGAAACGGCGGCCGCTGAAAAGGCATCCGCTGCCGCCGCCCAGGCCGAGGCTGCGGCCCTTGCGGATTTGCTCGGCAAGATCGATCCGACCGTTGCCGCGTTGGCGCGCCTGGACGAATACGAAGCCAAGCTGCGGGCGGCGCGTGCCAGTGGATCTATTGGCGACGCAGACTTCCAGGCGTATGCCGCGACCATCGACCAAGCACGGGCCAAGATCGCCGGCGCCGACGAGGCCATGGGTGGATTCAAGCTGAGCACGGCCGGCGCGCGGCGCGAGCTGGGCGTGATGGTCGGCGAGATTGCCCAGGGCAATTTCGGCAACCTCGAAGGCTCCCTGGCCACGCTGGCCAGCCGCTCAGGGCTGCTTGCGGCGGCGTTGTCGCCGATTGGCCTGCTGGTGCTGGGCGTCGCCGCCTCGATCGGCGTGCTGGCCGCCGGTGTGATCGAGGGCGCGGCAGAAGAGGACAAGCTCAACGCGTCAATCATCGCCACCGGCAACTATGCCGGCGTGACGACTGGCCAGGTCAACGCCATGGCCACGGCCATCGGCCAATCGACTGGGCAAATTGGCGACGCGCGCGACGCGCTTCAGCTGTTGATCGGCTCGGGCAAAGTGACCGGCGACCAGCTGCAGATCGTGGCGCAGGGCGTCGTAAGCTTTTCCGAGCTCACTGGCCAGAGCATCGATCAGGCCGTCAGCAAGTTCACCGAGCTGTCTGACGACCCGGTCAAATCGATCGAGAAGCTCAACGACCAGTACCATTTCCTGAGCCTCGCGCAGGCGGAGCACATCCGGGCCCTCGCCGAGGAGGGGAATGCCGAAGCGGCATCGTCCGCTGCCCAGGACGCGGCTGCCGCCGCCTTCACGGCACGCGCGGCGGACATGCGCGCACAGCTAGGGACCGTCGAGAAGTCGTGGCGCGCTGTCGAAACAGCGGCCAAGGATGCATGGGACGGCATCAAGAACGTCGGTCGCCCGAAGTCGCTGTCGGACGACGTTGCCTACTTCAACCAGCTGGCGGATATCTACAAGCAAAACCTGATGGCATCCTTCCATCAGACGGATGCGCAGGCCGAACAGAATCCCGTCGTTCAGGCGAACCGCGCGAAGGCGCTGGCGCTCCAGCCCGGCGCCGACCTTGAGAAGTGGGCCGCCGACAACGACGCCGCGAACGCCAAGATCCAGCAGGCTGCCATCAAGGGCAGCGATGTCATGGATCAGTATCTCAAGGCCGCAAAGGCTGACTCGGCGAAGGCCGAAGAGATCAAGAAGGTCAAGGACGCGACCGCTGCGCTGTTGGCGGCCGACCCGGCCAACAAGACGAAATATCTAGCGGACCAGACCACCGCGCTGGCGCAGATCGACAAGAAGTACACGAACCACGACGCGAAGAGCGCGGACAGCGCCGACGAAGCGTCGCAGGTCGCTGCGTTCAAGGCCTCGCTGGCGTCGATGGTCGACGCGTACAAGAACAGCCAGGCCGAGCTGGAAGTGGCGCGCAAGGCCGGCAGCCTGTCCGAAGCCGACTACTACAAGCAGGCGACCGATCTGCTGTGGCAGAACGAGAGCGACCAAGTGACGGCCATCCAGGCGGAGATCAACCGCCTGCAGACGCGCAAGGCCATCGGCGCCGAGCGCATCAAGCTCGATAGCCAGATCGCGACGCTGGAGGCGGAAGCGTCGAAGATCGAAGCGGACACGATCAGCAAGAGCGATCAGCTGGCCGACCAAGAAAAGGCAGGCGTCGACAAGCGCACCGCGGCGTATCGCGCCTTTGCGGACGCGCTCGACCTGACGGTGCAGAACCAGCAGAAGCAGATCGACGCGCAGGTCGCCAGCATCGGCATGGGCGACCGCGAGTACCAGCAACGGCAGGCGTTGAACAAGATCGACGCTGACTATGCGAAGCAGCTGCAGGATCTCGCGAAACTCAAGGACAAGCCGGTAGATGCCGGCGGCCTCGATCCTGACGAGTATCAGCAGCGCGTCGACAAGATCAACGCGGACCATGCTCAAATGGTCCAGCAGCAGGTCGACGGCTACGCCCGCATCAATGCCGCGCGCGAAGACTGGGAGAACGGCCTCAGCAAGGGCTATGCGAACTGGGCCGATGAAGCGACCAACGTCGCCGGCCAGGTCACGAGTGCGACGACTAACGTGCTCGACGGCTTCGCAAATGCCACCGTCCAGGCGCTGAACGGCGGCAAGAACGCATGGCACGACTTCGCCGTATCGGTGCTTGAAGACATCGAGAAGATTGCGATCAGGCTGGCAGAGCAGCAGGCGGTCGCCGCGATCCTGTCAGCCTTCGGCATCGGCGGGAGCATCGGCAGCGGTGCCGGCGATGCCCTCAACGGCGGGTCTAGCTACTCCGGAAGCGGCTCGCTTTCCACGAGCTGGGCAGGCGAGGGCGGTGGTTGGTCTTTCAACGCGCTCGGCGGTGTCTACAGCGATTCGCCCAGCCTTAGCGCCTACAGCGGTGGCGTCTACGACCACCCGCAGTTGTTCAAATTCGCCAGCGGTGCCGGTGTATTCGGCGAGGCAGGGCCGGAAGCCATCATGCCACTCAAGCGTGGCGCCGATGGCCGCCTCGGCGTTGCCTCTTCTGGCGGGTCCGGCGACATCTATTTTACGCAGTCGATCAGCATCGCCAGCGACGGTACGGCATCGGTCGACCAGAACACCAATAACGATGCCATGCGGCAATTCGGCGACAACATGCGCGCGGTTGCGCAAGGCGAGATTTCGCGCGCGATCCAGCCAGGCGGCCAGATCTGGCGGCTTCGTAACGGCTCGGGAGGGCGCTGATGGACACCTTCACCTGGCGGCCCTTAACCAACCCGACAGGGACGTCCACCTTTGCAGTGCTGACGGCGCAGTTCGGCGATGGTTATTCACAAGAGGCCGAGGACGGGATCAACAACGAGACCCAGAGCTGGCCGCTGACGTTCAGCGGTAGCAAGGCGGAGATGCAGCCTATCGCGGACTTCTTCCGCGCTCACAAAGGTGCCGCCGGCTTTTTATGGACGCCTTTTATGGGCGTGCAGGGCATCTACAAGGTCGTGTCTTTCACCATGAACGAAGCGAGCGGGATCTACACGATCACCGCGACCTTCCAGCAGAAATTCGCGCCATGACGATCCTGTCGGATATCCAAACCCTGGAGCCGGGCGCCTGGGTGCAGCTGTTCGAACTGGATGCCAGATCGCTCGGCGCTGATCGGCTGTTCTTCCACGGCTACACGCAAATCGGTTCGATCTGGTGGCAGGGCACGGAATACTCGCCTTGGCCGATCGATGCTGAAGGCTTCGAGCTCAACCCTGATCAGCCGCCGACGCCAACGCTGTCTGCTGGCAATGTCGATGGGCGCATGACCGCGCTCTGTCTGGCGTACCAAGACCTCGTTGGCGCGAAACTCATTCGGCACCGGACGATCGGCAAGTACCTTGATGCACAGAACAGCCCTGTGCAGACGGCTGTGCAACAAGCATTCGTACCTGCTGGCACGGTGTTTCAGCTGGGTGGAGTGGCCGGAACCGTTTCCGGTGTCGCTGTAGCAGGCCTACATCGAACCGACTGGCAGGGACGCACAGCGCTATCCGGCCTGCCGCGCACGAATAGCGTTCGCAATTCGGCAACGCTGGTAGGTAGCAGCGTCAGCAATGTGACCCTGACCATGGGCACGGATGGCGCGCCCGATGGATCTGCTAACTACGCCATCATCACCTCGACGGCGACTGCAGCGCCGCAAATTGCAGTGGCCACGAATACCTCGAACATCATTGTCGACCAGGACGGAGCCTGCAATTTTCGCGCGCGCATCCGCGACAGCGGTTCCGGCTTCGTATGCTTCCAGTGCAACCAGCAGGACGCGTCAAATACCGTTCTCGCCGCATCAGCGATCAACTTTGACCTCACACACGGCACGTGGGGTGCTGAGTTTGCGGTGGGTAGCTTCGGTTTGAATGGCTTCGCGAGCTTGTCCGCCGTGAAGCTTGATGGCTGGTGGCATCTTGCGTACAAATTCACGCCGAAGGCGACCGCCACGCGTGCACAACCCTACATCGGCCAGGCCTCGTCGCTCACGAGTCGCGGCGGAGCCGTAGGCGCGAAGCTGCATATTTTCGGCGTGCAGAACTGCCCCGGCGTCTACATCCCGACGGGGACGGCGAACGTCACCGTAACGGATTACACAGTGACCACGGTTGGTGCTGGCGCGCTTGGACAAGCCGCTACGGGTGCGACGTCTTTCGATTGGGATGGGTCGTTTCAGAACAATCCGACTGCCGACCCGACGCAAGAGATGCCGCTGGATATCTGGTTCCTCGAGCGGCGATCCGCCGAGACCAGCGAAGTCCTCACCTGGGAGCTGTCCAGCGCACTCGACTTCAACGGTCGGCAGCTGCCAGCGCGCCAGATCATTGCCAACTCGTGCGCGTGGCTCACCCGCGGCGGCTACCGGGGACCGTATTGCGGCTACAACGGGCCGCCGGTGGCCACTGTCGACGACACGCCGACCACCGACCCGTCGCTCGATCGCTGCAGCGGCAAGTTGAAGGGCTGCCGCTTTCGCTTCGGCCAGAATGGCGAGCTGCCCTATGGCAGCTTCCCAGCAGCGTCGCTCATCAAATGACGCCCGAGACGCAGGCGGCCGCGGTCGCGCACGCGGAGGGCGAGTATCCGCGCGAAGCATGCGGCCTGGTGGTGGTGGTGAAGGGCAGGGAGCGGTATTGGCCATGCCGCAACACGGCAGCGACACCCAGCGAGCACTTCGTGCTGGCGCCAGAGGACTATGCGGCGGCCGATGATGCCGGCGAGGTGGTCATGGTGGTGCACTCCCACCCGAATGCGCCTGCGCGGCCGTCGGCGGCCGATCGCGTCGCCTGCGAGGCATCGGAGCTACCGTGGGCCATCATCAGCGTGGATGGCGCCGACGGCGCGGTACGTGCTACTGAGGTGCTGGTATTCGAGCCGTGCGGCTACCGCGCGCCGCTGGTGGGGCGCCCGTTCTCACACGGCGTGCTCGACTGCTATTCGCTGGTGCGCGATTGGTACGGGCAGGAATGGGGGCTGGCGCTGCCGGACTTTGCGCGTCGGGACGAGTGGTGGAATGACGGCCATACCGACCTGTACACGGATCACCTTGCTGAGTACGGCTTTCACCAGGTGAAGCTGGCGGAGATTCAGCGCGGCGACCTGCTGCTGATGCAGGTGCGCAGTCGCAACCTGGTGCCCAACCATGCCGGCATCTGGCTGGGCGACGGGAACATGCTGCACCACATGCACGGCCGGCTTTCCAGCCGTGATGTGTTCGGTGGCTATTGGCAGGAATGCCTGCGCCTAGTGGCGCGGCCGCCCGCCGCTGCCGGCTGATCAGGCCGCGTGAGCGGCGTCCCAGCGCTTGATGCTTTCCAGATCTTTGGCGATATCGTCCTTGACCATGGCGCGGTCGTGATCATCCTGCAAGCCGGTCCAGAAGCCTTCGGTGGTGCCGAAGAACTTGGCCAGGCGCAGGCCGGTGTCGGCCGTCACCGCGCGATTGCCTGCGATGATGTCGCCGATGCGCGTAGCGGAAACGCCGATTTCCTTGGCCAGGCGGTATGGCGTGATCTCCAGCGGCTTGAGGAATTCCTCAAGCAGGATCTCGCCAGGGGTGGGATAGGGAACGGTACGCATGGTGACCACCTTACAAATGTTGGATCGTCGGATCGTGTCGTCGGATCGTTCGCGAAATAGTTAGTGGTAATCGACGATTTCCACGTCGTGGGCATCGCCGTCTTGCCACCTGAAGCACACCCGGAACTGGTCATTGATCCGGATGCTGTGTTGCCCGGCGCGATCGCCTTTCAGGGCTTCGAGCCGGTTGGCGGGCGGGATACGCAGATCGTCCAGTCGTCCCGCCCGGTTGAGCATCGCCAGCTTCCGCATGGCGACGGTTTCGATGTTGACCCAGCGCTTTACGCGGTCACCGGCAAACAGTTGGGCGGTGGCGTCGTCGCGGAAGCTCTTGATCATGGTTATGATCATAACGAGTGACGTTATTAACGTCAAGCGTTATTATTGATGATCGTTCATCACGTTCAGCAAACTGGCCGCCTCGACAAGACAGGGGAACGCCAATGCGCAATGGAATGCAGGTTTTCGCGGTGGGGCTGGGGTTGGTTTTGGCCGGATGTCAGACGCTGCCGCCTAAGGACAGCGAGATCAAAACGCCTACCCCTGATCGTCTTCTCGCTTATCAGCAAGCATCCGACGGCGACGCCACGATCGTCGTTACCAGGGACGTGGGCTTCAGTGGTGGCGCGTGCCTCGGCGCCGTGTTTATCGATGGCAACGTGGTCGCCAAGTTGGACACAGGCGAAAGGGCCGTTTTTCATGTGCCCGCCGGAAACCGCACTCTCGGCGCGTGGAATACGGGCTCGGGCTTATGTGGATATCGGGAAGGAAAAGATCGCAAGGAAGTGGCCGTCGATCTACGGCCAGGAGAACTTCGGAAATATCGAATCACGATCAACCCGAATACTGGCGTAGAGATCAACGCTACGACGCTTTGACCGAAAAGATCACATCAACAAAGCCCCGCAATCGCGGGGCTTTTTCATTGGACAGCTCGCAATGACAGCAACATCCGTGGTCCTCACCGGTGCGATGGCGAAGCGCTTTCAGAAGGTTTACAAGCTTCACCTCAATTCCAAGACGCCTGGAGAGGCTTTCCGAGCGCTTGCGAGTATCGTGCCAGGCTTTCGCGATTACCTGCTCAGCGCGACGAGCCGTGGCATTGAGTTTGCGGTGTGGCGCGGGAAGGGGCCGGCCGAGGAAAATATCAGCGCCCAACAGCTTGGTGAGCCGGCCGGCGACACCATCCGCATTGCGCCGATCCTCAAAGGATCAAAAGCAGGTGTCCTGCAAACCATCATCGGCGCAGTGCTGATCGTGGTCGGCGCGATTGCGACGGCGTACGGCTATGGCGCGATCGGTGGACCGATGATTTCGGCGGGTATCGGAATGGTTGCCGGCGGCATCATCCAAATGCTGTCTCCGCAGACCAAGCTCAACAAGAACGCGGACAGCGCCGACAACCAAGGAAGCTACGTGTTCAGCGGCCCTGTGAACACCACAGCGCAGGGCAACCCTGTGCCCGTGCTCTACGGCCGCATGATCGTCGGCTCGGCCGTCATCTCGGCGGGCATGGAGGCAGACGACTACAGCCCCGCGACGAACGGCGTTGGCCCGGGTGTGGCTGGCGGCAGCAGCCTCAACACACCGTACGACACGCTGCCTGCCTGACCGAAGCCGACATCGAACACCTCAAGCCCGCCTCGCGCGGGCTTTTTTGTGCCCGGGGAAATCATGGGATCGAAGAACGAATTCAACCTGCGCGGTGCCAAGGGCGACAGCAGCGCCAAGACGCCCACGGAGGCGGCTGACAGCCTTCGTTCGATCTCGTATTTCCGCATTCTCGACCTGGTGTCCGAGGGCGAGATAGGCGGCCTGGTGAACGGTCTGCAGTCGGTCTTCCTTGACCAGACGCCCGTCGCCAATGCGGACGGCTCGCTCAACTTCCAGGGCGTGCACCTCGATACGCGCACGGGTTCGCAGGACCAAAGCTATATCCCGGGCTATTCAAGCGTCGAGAACGAGATCACCGTTGGCACGGAGCTGAAGTCGACAGCGCCATGGACGCAGGCGCTCGCCGATACCGACCTCTCGGCCATTCGCGTCACGCTCGGCGTTCCATCGCTGCAGCAGACCAACACCTCCAACGGCGACATCCAGGGTTACACGATCCAGTACGCGATCGACGTGCAAACCGATGCCGGTGCGTTCCAGACCGTCTACACGAATGCCTTCACGGGCAAGTCGTCGGGGCCCTATCAGCGCAGCGTGCGCCTTGATCTGCCGGCGGCAACCACCGGCTGGACCGTGCGCATTCGCCGCCTGACGCCGAACAAGAACAGCGCTACCGTCGCCGACACGATGACGGTGGTCAGCTACACCGAGATCATCGACGCCAAGCTGCGTTATCCCAATAGCGCCTATGTGGCGATCAGCGGCGATGCGTCGCAGTTCTCGAACATCCCGGCGCGCGCCTATGACCTGTGGGGTCGCCTCATCCAGGTGCCCTCGAATTACAACCCTGGCACGCGCGCCTATACGGGCGTCTGGGACGGCAGCTTCAAGATTGCCTGGACGAACAATCCGGCCTGGGTTTTCTACGACATCGTGACGCAGAACCGGTTCGGTCTCGGTGACCTGATCGATGCGTCGCTGGTCGACAAGTGGTCGCTCTACCAGATCGCCCAGTATTGCGATCAGCTCGTCTCCGACGGCAACGGCGACCAAGAGCCACGCTTCACCTGCAACGCGTTCCTGCAAACGCAAGAGGACGCCTACAAGCTGCTTGGCGACCTCACGTCCATCTTCCGCGGCGTGGCGTTCTGGGGTGGCGGCACGATCACGGCGTCGGCCGACATGCCCGCCGATCCGGTTTACACGTACACCCAAGCCAATGTGGTCGGCGGCAAGTTCACCTACCAGTCCACGGCGCGCAAGACGCGCTACACCACGGCACTGGTCACCTGGAATGACCCCAGCAACTTCTACAACCAGGTTCCCGAGTACTACGAGGATCCGGACGGCCTGGCGCGCTACGGCATCCAGCAGACGTCGTTCGTCGCTTTCGGCTGCACGTCCCAGGGCCAAGCCCAGCGCCAGGGCAAGTGGGCAGTCCTCAGCAGCCTGCTCGAAACGGACTCGGTAACGTTCCAAGTGGGCCTTGATGGCCTGAGGTGCGCCCCAGGCCAGATCATCAATATCGCCGACGCGAAGCGGGCTGGCGCTCGGCAGGGCGGCCGCATCAGTGCAGCTACCACGCACAGCGTCACCGTCGACCGCGCGCCCGATCAGGCAGCGGCAGGAGACACCCTCACGGTGATCCTGCCGACGGGTGTGGCCGAAACGCACACCATCAGCGGCATCGTCGGCAAGGTGATCTCCATTAGCGGCGTCTTCAGCCAGGTGCCGGTGGGGCAGTCGATTTGGGCAGTTCAAAGCGCCACGCTGGCGCTGCAGACCTATCGCGTCACCAGCGTGGTCGAGGACAAATCATCCACCGCGATCACGTTCACCGTGACGGCTGTGCAGCACAACGCCAGCAAATTCTCGGCGATCGATGATGGGACCGCCATCCAGGTGCCCCCGATCAGCCGGCTGCCGACCGGGCTGCAGCAGCCGCCGACGAACGTGACGATCGCGGGCAGCGTGGTAACCATGCAAGGCATCGCGACCAATGTGATGACCATCAGCTGGGACGCACCAGCTGGTGCCGCGTCGTACAAGGTCGAATGGCAGAAAGACAAGGGCCAATGGATTCAGGCGGGCGTCGTAGCCACCGCCGAGATTGACATCCAGGGCATTTACACCGGCTCGTACATGGCCCGGGTGACGGCCATGAACGTCGGCAACGTCGCCTCCGTACCCGCCTACAGCGCGCTGACCGACGTGCAGGGCAAGACCGGCGCACCGCCATCGCTCACGTTCCTGACCGCCACCGGAAAAGTCTTTGGCATCGACCTGCAGTGGGGCTTTCCGGAAGGCGCCGAGGACACTCAGCGTACGGAGATCTGGTACAGCCCGACCCCGACCCTGGCCACTGCCACGAAGCTCGGTGACTACGCGTACCCGGGCAACACAATGTCGATGAACGGCCTTGCCGCTGGCGCATCGTTTTTCTTCTGGGGCAGGCTGATCGACAGGACGGGCAATATTGGCCCGTGGTACCCGACGGGCGCCGGCGTGAATGGCCAGTCGAGCTCCGACGCCACGGAGATCCTCGA